GCTTTGTTTCAGGGAGGCAATGACAAGGTCATCCGCAAAGTCACTGTGAAGTTCAACTTCAATCTTCACGACAGGTACTCCTCAATGTCCATCTGGTGTCCGGTTTTGTAGTACACAATCCGGCACGTGTCAACCATGTGCATGGCGTAGAGTTCTGCGTCGGTCTCGTCATCGAACCGGCAGACGTCACGCCACAGTCCGTCACTCTGCTGCTGTACGATCCACATTGGGCATCTCCTTCTGAAGAGCAGATTGTGGTACCCACCAAGCATCGCCCGGATGCCAGTACTGGTCGTCCATAGCGTCAGCCCCGTGAATGTATCCCGCATAATTGAACGTGCCGGACTTTCGGTCGTGAGTTACAAGAACGTAGGTATGAGTCCGGATATACTCCGTCGGATCATCTTTATGATCTTTCGGTCTGACAATCAGATGTCCGTCCCTGTACTCTGTCGTCTTAACCTCGATGTCGTCACCCACGTCCGCCACCAGCGATGTCCGTCCAGTCCACGGCAGGCCGCTGATGATGGAGAACCAGAGTTCAGCCCGTGCACCCCAGATGTCGGACCACTTTCTGCCATCGGTAGACAGGTTGGCAACAAGCCTGTCCGTCACCCCGTGGCGTCGGCTGCTGGTATATCTGGCGAGACCAACTTCTGTTGCTGTCTTGGTCTCTTCCTCTGTCAGCGTATTCCTCAATGTGTTTCACTCCAGTTGTGTCCAACCTTCCAGTCGCAGTCGAGCGGACAGTTGAAGTTAAGGTCTGCCTCTGCCTGACGGACAGCAGTCTTTGACATCTCACCGATGACGGACGGATCGACAGACCCGGCTGCCTCGATGCAGAGTTCGTCGTGTATCATGGCGATGATAGTCGCGTCAAGTCCTGATTCGGCCATCAGTTCGTACATCCTGATCAGCCACCGCTTGGCAACGACAGCAGCGCAGGACTGGAGCAGCGTGTTCAGTGCAGCGTGTTCCGACCTGATCCGGAGAACCCGGTCGTCGATCCCCCGGATGAACCCTGTCCGGGCGGCTGTGGTAACTGACCGCTGTAGGTTAGCAAATGATGGCATGTTACGGAGATACCTTGCCCTAATAGCAGCGCCATCTGCTGCTCCTCCTCCGACAATTGTTCCCAGCTTGGCATCTCCTGCCCCGTAAAGCAGCGCGTACGTGAAAGTCTTTGCTCCAGCACGGTCAGGGAGTCCAGCAAGTTCCTGAGTTCTTGTGTGAACGTCGCCATGGATCAGTTCCTCTGTGTATTTCTGGTCGTTGAGATAGTGGGCAAGGCAGCGCAGTTCGATACCTGCAAGGTCGGTACCGATAAGCTGACGACCTGCCGGGACAGTCCAGACAGCCCGACACTCCGACCCGTACTCGGACTGTGGTCCGGGGACTTGCTGGAGGTTGGGGGTGTTGCACGACATGCGGTGCGTGATAGCACCCAGTGTCATGTAGTGGCAGCGGACACGGCTATCGTTGTCAACCTTGTCGATCCACGACGTGATCTGGGATACACGTTTCTGGAGCAGCAGATACCGGCTGATCTTCCGGGCAAGCGGCAGGTCGATACCGGACAGCGTCCCCTCGTCAACCATCGGCTGACCATGCTCGGTGAACCGTTCCGGTCTCCAGCCTTCCCGGATCAGGCGTTCCCCGATCTGCTGACGGGAGCCGAGGTTGAAGACCACCCAGTCGATTGCCGTGTGGTCTCCCCCACAACACTCCCAGTCGTCCCCCAGATGGCGTAGTCCGATGGTGGACAGGCTGCCATCCTTCTTGTACCGGGGCTGGACGACACGCTTCGGCTTGGGTATCGGCGGAGTCTCGGCAAGTACGTCAACCTCGATCTCGGCGATCTCGGTTGTCAGCCGGGCGACAAGGGCAGACGCAGTCGCAACGTCGAGCAGGTACCCGGCAGCCTCGACCTCGTTCATGATAGCCCGGACACGATGCTCTGTGTCGAGGGCTGTCTTCCACCTAGAGCCGCCACCGCGTCGGTCCATCCGGGCAGCCTCTGCCTGTAACTCGCGGAGGACAAGGCCGGTGAGCCTGACATCCTGTCGGCAGTACTCGATCATCTCTGCCGACTCGCCAAGGCTCCAGTCGTGGAAGTCGATCTTGGACGACCCGATACGTTCACCCCAAGCCCGGAGCGAATGTCCGCCGGGACGGTCAGGCCATAGCAACTGGCTGATCAGCATTGTGTCCCGGACTTTGGCGGTGTCGATCCCGGCACCGAGAAGCCGGTTGATCACCGGGATGTCGAAGGCGACAGCGTTGTGACCGTAGATCGTCCGGGCAGACCGGAGTACGGCAGGCAGGTCATCCATGTTGGCCCCGGTGAAGACCGTCTGGTCCCCGGATTCTATCTCCTGTGTTACAGCTACATGGATTACGGTGGCGTCGAGATCGTCTGTCTCGATGTCAACGATGATGTCTGTCACGAAGTAAAGTCCGCCAGTGGTGAGCCGTCCATGACCGGGGTGGTAACGCTAGTCGGATCGTCGATCTCTGTCAAGCGTCCTGTCGCCTTGTCGTAGTACAGGTGGGTGGCCGGGCCTGTCGTCCCGGAGAAGCGGTTCTTCAGGACACGGACACGGGTCGTGTTGCGGACGATCTCGTTCTCGTGCTGACCGTCACGTTCCAGCCCGATGACCATGTCGGACAGTTGGGCGATGGCAGCAGACCCTCGAAGCTGTGACAGGCTGGTCTCTGCCCCATCCTCATGGCCCTGACCTTGCGGTCTGCGGAGATGCGACACCATGATCAGCCCGACCTTCGTCTCCTGAATCAGGGTCCGCAGCTTCGTCACGATCTCGTCGATAGCCTTCCGCTCGTCCCCGTTCTCCTGCGAGGAGACGATGATGGACAGATGGTCGAGGACGATCCATTCGCAGTCGAGTCCGTTCGCCATGTGTCGGACCCGGCTGATGATGTTCTCCAGCGTGTTCGACCCGAACGAATCGTAGAAGAAGATACGGTCTGTCCCCAACGTCTCGTCGAATGCCCGGCGGAACTCCTCCGGGGTGTACTCGGTGTCGGGCAGATGGAGCGGTTTGTTGACAGCCATCGACATGAAGCCGAGGGCCGACCGCTTGACGCCTTCTTCGAGGAACATGCACCCGATGTTGGCCTCGGTCACGTTCAGCAGATGGTACATAAGTTCACGGACGAAGGCCGACTTGCCAAGCCCGGACCCGGCGGTGATCGTCACCAGTTCATGCTTACGCAGACCGTAAGTAAGTTCCTGAAGACCGGCGTACGGGTAGGGGACGGAGACGGTGTCGTCCTCCGTGGTCAGCTTCTCCCACAGGCCGGAGCCTCGGACGATACCGTCCGGGGTGTACTCGACGGCGTTCCACCAGCGGCGGACAAAGTCCTCTGCCTTGCCACCGGCCAGCCATTCGCCGACGTCCTTCAGCGGGGAGACGTCAACGATCTTGCACTTGCCCGGCTCGAACAGGGCGGCGATGTCGTTCTTCGCCTTCTTCCCTGCCTCGTCGTTATCCATGCAGAGATAGATATGCTCGAACGAGTTAAGGTACTCCAGATGATCCTTGACGGCCCGGAGTGCGGTGGCGGACGGGATACCGACGACCGGCCACTTGGCCCCGTTCATCTGGAATGCAGCCAGCGTGTCGATCTCCCCCTCGCAGACGGTGATGGACTTGGCTGACGCACGAGGGAAGTTCTGGATACCGAACAGGTAGGTATTGCCTGACGTACCCTCCCACGAGAACGTCTTGTTCGCCGTGAACCGGGTCTTGATTCCGACAAGCTGCCGGTTCTCGTCGTAGTACGGGTACAGGTGTCGGTCGTTGGTGACCTTCACGTTGTACCGTTCCAGCACCGCAGCCGACAGCTTACGGTCGGGGAGTGCTGCCGGGCCAAGGCCGGACAGCTTGGATGCAAGGCGTGGTGGTTCGAGCGGGATAGCGGCAGATGGCATGCTGTGTACCTCCGGGACGATCACCTCGTCCCCTGTGTAGGATTGTTCTGTGGTGAGACAACTGAAGCAATGGAAGTGCGAGTCGGAGTAGACGGCTCCTGCGTCTGACGATCCGCACTTGTGGCACGGGATGTGTGCCTTGACGATCTCTGACTTGTGATCTGACATCACTGGTTCCTGCCCCTCAGGGGCCTCATGTTGCACTGCACAATGGGATGACTTATATTCTCTGTAGAACGAAGTTCCCCGGAGAATATCATCATGACTTACATGTTGTCTACACTTGTCTTCGATGTCTTCGACATGATGCCGACATCAAGAAAGCCCCGTAAGCCTTTGTTTACGTGGGAAAAACTGTGGAAAGGAATCCAGAACTATGGAACCCATCGTGCTGCGGCTGCCGTTCGTAACGGTCACATTTACTGATAAGGAAATCCGGTCTGAGTACCAGCCGGTGTCGTGGGGGAATCATCGCCCCAACTACCGAACTGTCTGGTCGTGGACTTTCCCGACGATGACCCAGACTTCCGGGTCGTAGTACTTACCGTACAGGTCACGAAACTCTGGGGGATTGCGGACAGGGTGAAAGTCCGGGTCGATCCGGGACATCCGCCGCTTCTCCCAGAGATTACCAATGCTATCAGTTTCAGGCATCGTTCATAACTCCTTGCCAAGACCAAGACCTAAACTTGTTCCGTTTTGTTCTCATGCTCTGCTCATAGACCTAAACCAAAATCCAGACCTAGACCAAGACCAAGACCCAGACCGAGACCAAGACCTAGACCTAGGCCCGGTCCTAGACACAGACACAGACCAATACCCAGACCCAGACCTAGAGCCAGACTCAGACCAAGACCAAGACCAATACCCAGACCTAGACCAAGACATAGACCTAAACTTATTCAGCTTTGTTCTAGTGGGCATCGTGCGTATCCTTTAAAAGGAAAGGAGGAGACAAAACGTAACGCCTCCCCCCCATGTTGCCTACGACTTCAGGACGCCGAACGACTCGATGCTCTGAGTTGCCACATACCAGTCGTTAGGCAACGACTGACAGTCCTTCCACTTCTTGTCGCTGAACGGGCCAGTTTCGTAGACAATCCCGGCGTCCTCCAGCTTGACGCACGTCTGATTAACGCCGACCAGACGGCCAGTGTAGATGTAGACACCGCAGAACAGCGTGACCCGATGACCCATCAGAGCCTCAAGACCTTCACCCTCAACCTCTTTCACAACTACCTTCATTTTGTTCTCCTTTTAACGAGATACACACTGATCAGTAGTGCTGCTTTCATCAAGATCATTCCGGTGTAGGTTCCAGAACAGGCCCATAAGTTTCTGGTAGTCGGACATCCAAATGTCCCCGTCGCATTCGTTCATGGTCTTCATCACCCCGCAGAAGATAGGGCCTAGCTTTATGAGAACCTCGTCGGCTGTCAACTCTGTATTACAGCCATCGGCATGCCACTTGTACTTCTTCACTGTCGTCTTGCTCATCGAAGGCTCCTACGATTAGCTATTGTTGGTGTCTGACTGTCGTTGTTTCTCGGCGAGTTTATGCTGGTTGTCAGCCGGAGTCAACACTCTGCTGCCCCGCAGTAAGGCTGCCTCAACTCTGACCCAGATCTGGTTATCTTCTTTAACCATCTCCTTCATTGTCATCCTCTCCTTCATTGTCAGTCTCCTAATCCTCCAGAAGTGATCCACTCAGAAGGTCGTGCTGGAAGGATGCCACGACCCAGAGTATTTCTCGCCCGTCCCCGGTAGATGCGGCGGCGTACGGGGTGCCATCCTGTTCGTACCCGAGGACGACAACCATGTCAAGATTCTTTTCGAGGGCACCCTGAAGAACCCTGCTGACAGGGATCGGGAGGGTGGTAGACTTGTCGAGGTAGACAACGGTGCTGTCCTCCTCCTGATCGTATTCGTCATCACTCATACCAGTTCTCCGTGTTGTGGTTCGTCACCAGATTAGTCTCAGATCGGGACTATCACTGGTCTGGGGTGTGCAGGGGACGACAAACTGCCAATGATTACAGATGGTTAGACCTGCGACAATTTGTCCTATTGCATCC